CAGCATTACCTTGTAAATTACCAATAAAAGTTGTTGCTGTAACAGTACCTGTTGTATGTAAGTTTTTATTATCAAAAGTCCATCTTTGATTAACATTATCCCATAAGAAACTAACTGTAGTAGCATCGCTAATCAGCATATTTCCTAAAAATGTACTATTATTTTGAGATACATAATATAACTCACTAGGAGCATCGACAGGTGGAGTAAATGTTATAACTCCACTACTAGTACCGTTATTGGTAACTCCACTATTATAAGCATGTGCAGCATTAAATTCATTAGATTCATTAGTTTGAATAAAAAATGGATGACCAGGAGTATTAATATTAAAAGTATATTCTTGTCCTTTAACAATATTAAGTTGAGGATCTGCAGCTCCATCAACGGTAAATGAACTGCTTCCAGCTGTTACTGTAAAGCTTAGATCACTATCGGGAATAGCTACTTCTAAACCACCTGTACTCACACCAGAAACATTCACCCTAATAATATTGTCGCCAATTTGAACAATATTACTTTCAACAACGGTAGTTTCTCCTCTAACTGAAAAATTTCCATCAATAATAAGATTTCGAATACCTTCTATATCTAAATTACTATCGACTACTAAAGCTTTAGTAGCGCTTGCGATACCAGGAGTAACACCACTAAGATATTCTAATCCACTATGATTATGATTTGCTAAAGCTAATCCAGTAACACTTAATTTTAATACATCTCCCACTCCTGAACTAGCTGTAATATTTTCTCCATAGAGTATACTAAATGTACTTTGTGTAGAATCAGCAGCAAAAGTAAAAGGAGTCTTCCCAACATTTTCATCAACACCAGAAACATAAATTTCAGAAAATGCTCTATCTGTAGAAGAAGGAACACCAGTACCAGTAATATAAGGCAATGATCCCCAGACACTAGTACCATCACCTACTTTAATTTGATTACTATCTGTTTCATAACCAAATTCACCAGCAGCTAATATAGGACTAGCACCAAGTACTCCCTGAGCACTTTCCCATGCCCCTGAATTTCCTCTACGAATTTTAATTACTGTATTAGCAGGCATTTGGTTTCTCCTTATGGTGTACCACAGTCGAATACATAACTGTTTAAAAAGTCTTCTAAATCATAAATTTGTGTTACAGAAAAACTAAAATCAAAATCTGTGGGTAGTACCTTTTCTAAATTAATTAAATTAACGTTAACGTCATTGTATCTTTCTATCTCAACGATATTAGTATTGTCATCTCCAATTGTCGCAGTAACATCTATTGAATTTTGAACACTACTTATTTCACCTTCAATATTTTGTTCAATATCTATTCCAAAAGTACTAGATGTACTATTAACGCCAAAAGTATCTACTGTACTAGTAGTAATTTCTAAAATGCTTATTTGTGGATCCAATATTTCAATAGAAAAATCTGACATTATGCACTACAATTCAAAAGAGTATCGGATTTACTATATCTCTTAACTATATTAATTGTTCCATATAATATACGAATAATATAATTACCACCACCCGTATATGCTTCACTAGGGGACTCTAATTCAAAATCATATTTAGCATTAGTAAAAGCAAAATCGTTTGTTACACTGGCTGGTAACTCAAAACCAATCTTACCAGTAACATTAGACTCTTGTATTTTAAATTTATACAGAGCGCTATCCGTATTATCTGATGAGAATGCCTGCGTTTTATTGGTATTTGTTTTCCAAACAATTCTAGCACAATAACCACTTATATTAATAGGATTATTATCAGAATCTTTGTAAATTAGTGATAATTTAAAGGACGTACCTTGCTCTATTGAAAAATCATATTGACTGGCTGCCATAACAAATCTCCTCTGGGCTTATTATTATATACACAATACTATAAAAAAAGGGCCAGCAAATGCTGACCCTTTTCTACTTGGCAGTAGTTATCAGGCAATTAGAGGGAGCCTAACAATACTCTACGGTTATCAAGCACAGCAAAGCCCTGCTCAGCCCATCCGTAGAATCCAGCTCTCTTCTGACGATGTAAAGTATCGTCTTCGTAAACCTGAACTTCTTGTCTAATTGGCATAACAAAAGAATCTCTCTTTCTTAAGTCAAGACCAACAACAACTTCAGTGTTATGACCAGTTGGCATGGTACCTGAAAGCTGACTAGCATAGAATGTTTGATATTCTTGGCCAGAACCGAGCTCATCTAGATCATGAAGATTTACTCCGAAGATTCTATTTACACTGCCATCAGCAGCGGTATAGATCTCACGGCGAGTGACTTCATCAACCTGATCAACTCCCCAGTTCCTAATGTCTTCCATAGCTTCTGGAGAAACATAAAGATCTGTAAGAGCACCTCGATTATTAGAAGCACTGTTACCACCACCATTACGACGCATAACGGTCTTCATCAAGCTAACTAAACGCTTGCTAAACTGACCATTAACAGCATCAGCATCAAAGACAACAATGTTACGGTCAACAGCAGCTGCGAGCAGCGTGTGCCATCCATCATCATTCATCTTCTTGGTGAACTGAGATTCGAGAACCTCCATAGCACGACCGACAACATCCCAACGGGCGTCCCGAGCATACTTTAAGAGGTAATCAATACTAGCACCAATGTCATAAGTAGGAACCATGACATAATCACCTTCAACATGACGCTCTGGAATATAGCCATGATTAGGAATGGTGTAAGCAACAAAATCCTTTTCCGTACCAGGAGAAAGAAAATCGAGTGGAAACTCAGGTGTAGCACTTTCTGCAAGTCTAACTGGCTCGAAAATACCGTCTAGAATATCTCCATTGAGAACACCTTGTCTTAATGGGAGCTCTAGAGCCTTAGCAAACTGAGATGATGCCTCTAAAGACTGGTTCTTCTCGCTCGACCCAGATCGAACTAAGAGATCAGTTAACTCTTCAGTAGGCGAAAATTTATCGTAAGATTCTGACATTTTTTGTTCTCCCGTTAATTAGATGTTGATTGAAACTTTAGCATAACCATCGGTATCTTTAGCACTAAGGAACTGACCTACAGCTAAAGCTCCACTTAATTGAGTAGTACTAAACTTTCCTCCACTATGAAGGTAAGCAGTAGCACCATTAGTAGGAGTACCGTCAATTTGATCCGTGGTGACTTGCCCATTCCGAAGAAGTGCAACCTTACCACCCTTTTGGACTTCATCTTTGTGCCAATTAATGTGTTGTCTAGTCAAATCAAGATTAACAACATCGTTTAACAAAACACCGACTGGATAAGCTCCACTAGGATTAGTAGTGTAAGCCACGACAGCACTAGCATCATCCATCGCAACGCCTGAACCAGCGGAAGATAACGAAGCTACCCCACCTCTAGTTGCGGTTGTGCTCATGAAAAAAGAAATATCTGTCTGTAATTCGATACGATCAGGTTTAAGAGCCATTTTTATCTCCCTTGTTGAGTTTTTTACCGAGTCTAGAATATACATAATCAATTAAAGCGGCTTTAGTAACATTTTCTTCTGCTGCTTCGTTTTCACTACCAACAGTAAGATCTAAAGCTTCAGTCTCTTCAACCTCTTCTAAAATCTCTTCTGCTGAATCAAATTCTTCATTTTCTGCCTTAGTTTCATCTTCCTTTTTCTTCTTCTTATCTAAAGCTTCTTTAAGAGCTGGAGGCATTTTTGCTTCAGCATCTTTGTCTTCTTTATGCTCTGGAGTATGTTTTGCCATCTTCTTTTTATATACTGCAAGAACAGCATCGAAGGCATCATCATTAAGAGCATCATAAGCAGCAAGAGATTCTTCGAGATCTGATTCATCAAATCCGCACTCTAGTAAAGAAGCTGTACGCTTAGCCTTGACTTCTTTCTTCTTCATCTCTGCAAGCTTTTTCTTATCTTCTTCCATTTCAGCTCGCATTTTACGAGTTAAAGCTTCAGCTACTTCAAGCTTTTCTTGAATTTCAGCTACTTGTCTTTCAAGTTCTTTAGCTGATGCCTCTTCGCTCTTAGCTAACTTTTCAGTCAACTCTGTAATGATTGTATTTTTTTCACTCAGCTCTGCTTTGACTTGCTGTAAAGCTACGGGCTCTGCAACAGTCGCTTCAGTTTCTGGAGTGACAACTTTAGGAGCTTCTGCTGTACTAGCTGCTGCTACCTCAAGTTTTTCTTCTGTCTTTAAGTCTTCTTTGCTCATTATACAAGCCTCCACAGTATTAGTGTCTATGTAATTAAATGATACACCTTTATTTTCTGAAATGAAATTTTTTGACTCTTCTTTTTTAAGATCATCAAAATTCTCAATTTTATTATTTAAAATAATACTATTAACATTTGCAGGCTTGTCAACATAGCCTTTTCCGCTAAATGTAATATTTCTTAATACTCTACCAATTTTATAGTTGTCTTTTTCGCCAGATCCACCATATGCTCTTAAATATTTTGTTAAATAAGCGCTATCGTTATCTCTAGCAACAACCTTAACTTTTCCATCAACCTTATCCATCAAACCATAATCAAAATTATTAAAATAACACTCCATACTGACATATTTAGTGCCATCTTCAATAGAAGCAATCAGGTCTTTGGTTCTTTCTTTTAATTGAGGGTCTGTATAAGCTTTGTAAATAACAGCTCCAGTTAATATGTGAAAATTTTCTGGAAGATTTTCTACTGGAGTATCTTTATCTATTAACAACCCTTCTTCTGTAATAGGGTAGTTAGAAATCATATGTCCCACTATAAGATTTTCATCATGATTTAGATTAGTAGGTTTATGTTCTGGAGTTTCTTTGGCTTTCCATACTTCTTCTGGATCAAAAACATCATCATTTCTGTTCCAGTTAGAAGACACTAAAATAGATTGAACATAATACATGTCAGCGTCTTGGACTGATCCAAAAGCCTTCATTTTTTTACCTATTGAATCTACAGATAAGGGTTCTGCTAAACAAGCATAGGACACAGACTTGCTTTGTTCTATAATTTTTGATAGACCATCATCGTATTCTTGTTGAAATATTTGCATTTTAGCCTCCAAGATTAGGCATACACCAGGGAATAGAAATAGGACTTTAATTGCTTATAATCATCTGTCGTTAAATCTTTACTAACATTTGTTTTAATATTTTTTACAAAATTATTATATTGTGCAAAGGTGTGTGAATTCGAAAAATTTAGTTTATTCTTAATTAAATCCGTATTTATCTTGTCATTAGGTTCTATGGAAAATAATATGGATGTTTTAAGATCATCAGCTGTATCATATTCCGATTGAGACAAACTTCTCATGTTCTTTTTGCCAAAAAACTCTAAGAATATAGGATTCACAACCTGAGCAATGTTATCTTGTAAAGCTAAACTGTGCATCATAAGAGATGCTCCGGTTTGAGGGGCAAACTCTCTGTCTTTTCTCTTATCTTGATCTTTGGAGTTTTTGGGACGTCCCTGGCCAGGAACGCCTTTATCTTCTTTCTTTGGTTCAAATTTACTTTTCATTTCTAGAAATGTTTCTTCACTATCTATTTTTTCATTTAAAGATAATCCAACCTGACCGGGAGTAGCAATGCCTAATTGCAAAGCAACTTTTTTCAAGCTATCGTCTAAAGGACTAAATGGACCAAGTTTAGGAGTCATTCTATTTGTTGTTCTATCTTTGTCTTCTCTGTTAATTCTAATTTTTTCAAGATCAGGATCAGCACCGAATCGTTTCTGTACAAACTCATTAGAGATAATATTTCTATCAGCAAGTTGCACTATAAGTGATTTTTCTGCTTCTTCATTACTAAGATCCATTCTATCAAATTCAATCCTTGCTGAATATCTAAAACCCATAACCTTTTGAATAAGGTCCAGTTCTTCTTCCCAAAATCTTGCTAATACATCTCGTCCATACTGTAATCTTTGAGTTAAAGTCTTTAAGCTAATAAAATTATTAGTTGTTCCTGCTGCTCCATATGTTCCAGTCAGAGTGGGAGGAATACCTAAGCCAGCATATACATTATTTAAATGAGGAGTATATTTACCTTCTCCTAGAAATTGATGAACATTAGAATTAGATTCTACTAATTCAATATCTGGACCCCAGACAATATCCATCGTACCTCCGCCAACATTGTTTTGTAAGATAGATGCAAGTTTAGACGCTGCTGCTTTTGTAGGAGCAATTTTGTGTTCTAAATTACCAAGTTTAAAAATTCTTATATTCGCAATAGCTCCGTCAAGTGCTGCCATGTCTGCTAGTTTTAGTTTTTCTAGAACTGTAATATCATCCATGATTGAATAAATCATAGGATATGCCCAAGTCTGCCAATCATCTTTTTTATAGTGTCGTACAATCATTTTGTTAGGATCTAAATAGTATGGTTTTCTTGTTTTAGCTGCTTCTAATACTTCAGGAGGCAGTTTAGAAACCATAAACTTTTCAGCATCGTTTTTTGGACTATTTATAATTTTTCTAAGATGTGCTGGTAACTTTAAGCCATAGGCTTTTTTGCCACCAACAAAGGAAGCTAAAGGACCAGCAGCTATTTCAATATATACTGGATCTATAAAAGTATACTTCCAAGGAATCTCTTTTGTTCCTAAAGTTACTAGTTCTTGTTTGATATCTTTGTCTGAAAAATCTGCGGCACTAGCTTTATACATGTTTTTAATAGACTTGTTAGATAGCTTGGCAGTTTGTCTAGTCATTACAACATTGCCGGTACGATAGAAATTATTAAGAAATCTTTCACTTCTATCTTTACCATTGCACTTTTTAAACCAGTTCCTAAAGAATCTTTCTATTCTTTTATTAGGATGAACAACACTAATTCCTTGACTAGCAAAATCACCCATAAGATCAATAACATTTTTCACCAAACCGACTCTTTGGTATATGTCTTCGACTCTGCGTAATATTGCTTTTGTATGATCAGGTACTGCTTCGTCTGGTCTAAAATAGTTATAGTCAGTTTTTGTTAAGCCAGGACGAGCAGAAATGTTAGGAAGAATATTAGAAAAGTCTGTTCTAGTATTTGACCTACCAGCAGCTTTTGCGTGTTGAATACCAGAATATTCTTCTAAAGAACCAGCAGAAGCATCCAAAGCTGCTTTTCTACTAGTTTCATCATCTCCCCAGAATACATAAGCTTCTTGTGGATCACTTTGGGCATTTTGAATTTTGTCGTTTTTACTCATAATTTTTATAATAGTATTGCAATAGTATTGTTTATTAAAGTTACACCTTATTTGTTGATTCCTATATAAATATCGTCATTCGCTCCTCCGGTAAACCATTCTGGTCCTTTATACATTTCAGAATCTTTAGATTTTACAATAGTTCTAGTAGATCCTCCTATAACATTGTATTCTACATCTGATAGTTTTAGGTCTATTTGTCTTGCTATCATATTAGATATAAGCAAAGAACTATATCTATCTTTTCTTAATTTACCCTTTTTACCATGAGACCCTTTAGTTTCAGGAGTATCCCACTTGTCTCTTGCAAAAGCACCTGAGCTCGTTTGGCTCATAACAATAGTAGTAAGTTCATTTTTAAGTTCTTCTATTTCCACAATGCATTCGCTTAAGCTGTCGTACAAAGGATTTAGGTCTGCTTCTAAGATATTTTTACCTTCTGATTCTAATGCTAAGCCTATGCTCAACGAATCGAATCTTGGAAACAGCAATTTCTTATCTTCTAAATCTTTTCTTAAACCATGATTAGATTGAGAAACCCAATCTGCTTTAGCAAATTGAACTAATTCTAAGATGTGCAATCCTACTTGATTATCTGTTGGTTTAGATTTATCATAATCTATAACTGGCCATATTAACTCTTCTCCTTCTTTGAGGTTCTTAGGGTCGTGCAAAGCTTCCTCAATAGCAACACCTCCTCCTTGAGCATCTACTCCAATCGTTATAAAGTTAAAAGTCTTCATAAGATTACGAATCTTTCGAGCACAGAAACTATAAAAATCATGATCTTCTACTAATCCTGTTTTTTGTCTGTCTCTAAAGTTTCCTCTATTGGTTGTCCAACAATAAACCATTCTTCTATGATCACCATTAAGTTCTATAACCGTAATACTAAAATTGTCTTTTTCCGAAGCAGGATCCACGCCCATAATATATTTCTTACTAGGATCTCCTTTAATTACAGGATCAAAAGAAATAGTTCCTTCTTTACCCAGAATCTGTTTTTTATCCGAACAAGTACATGACTCTATTAAGCTACGTTTAAAGAAACCTTCGCTATCACTTGTAAAGCATGCAGCATACTCCATCTGATAAATGCCACTGTGTATAGTAGCTTTAGCTCGTGCCACCTGTTTATCGTCCATAAAGCCTTTAGGAATCATTTCATAAGGTATCCTAATGACACTATAATCTTTCCAATTAAAGTTCTCAGGAACAGGCCCACCAAAAATATCTTCTAATATTTGAGGATCTCCTTGACTCTCTATAATCTTTTTGTATCTTCTCCAGTATTGAGCGAAATGTTTGAAACTATAATCTGCAGTTCCACTGATAATAGCTTGATTGCTTTTCTTTACCATCAAACCTTCCATCTCTGGAGTCCACACACCAGCTTCTTGCATGGCTTTTTTTCTAGCTTCTGCTTTAACATTTTGAATAGGACTAGCACTAACAGCAGCAAAACCAGACACAACTGTTTCATAAATGTCTGGACTAATAGATGCAAATTCGTCAGCAATAATAATATGTGCCCTGAGACCTCTAATTTTATCTCCTGTGCCTAACGGAATAGCAATTGCCCAACTATCGCCTAGTCTTAAAGTACAGCGGTCCACATCTCTTCTAGGGCCATCACTAGCCCCACCAAATATACTTCTTAATATGTCACTGTTCCTCCAGAGGGTTTCCATATATTCAAATATGATTTTACTCTGTCTAAAAGCACTACCCACAATAACAATTTTACTTCCTGGAACAAACATACATTTTAACATAGCATACATAGCTAGCATAAAAGATTTACCAAAACCACGACTTGCAATAAACATAGGAAAAGGACGATCCCAAAATTCTTGGAGAATAGCAACTTGAATAGGATGTAATTCTATATCGAAAATAGTTTTAACTGTGAACCCGAAATACTTAGGGTCCATCATTATTTTTAATAAATGTGCATCAGGATTTTCTATATCATATTTGCTTCGACCAATCATAATATTACGGTCGATTTTAATTTTGTTTACGTCGCCTAAGTCCAGCCAGGCTTCATCAAATGTCTTTTGTTGTATATTGCTCATTTACTCGTTTCATAATTGATACTGCTAGATTTCTTGCATTTTCTCGATTACCACAGAAATGAGTATGTATATCATATACTGTGTTTATTTCGGTTATATATTTTAGCAGATAAAGGGGAGAAATACGAAGGTTTTTCCATAATTTTTGAGGGATTCCACTATTACGGGGAAAACTTAATATATCAGCTAGATCAAATTCAAATATAATATGTCTATGGGGGAATTTTGTCATACGGTTTAAAACGTCTTTAAATCTTTTTTCGGTAATATTATTACTAACTTCATTTACGCTACTTTTACGTTCTATACACAACACCTCTTCTAGTCCTACGATGCTATAGTCACCAGTATCTAGTTTGGCTGATGATGTGTTATAATTTTGAAAGTCCCATGGTTTTTGTTCACGGGTATCTACTATAATATCAAAGTATTTACTTTTCATGATCTTTACGACTACGTTCTGTCATGGTTCTTGCCACGATGATTTGATAAAACATAGGGGCATAATTATCTTCTTGTCCACCAATAGATTTATGATGACGCTGACATAATGTTATACCGTTATTAGTATTAAATCTTAGTCCAGGATAGTCTGCCCATCTTTTAATATGATGAGCATTTATACGATGTTTAGATTTACAACCGGGCCATTGACATTGGAATTCATCTCTAGAATAAATAGCTAGTCTCCATAGCTTATAATTCTCATCAACAGGACGATTGTTGTGTCTAATCGGTTTCATTTTGTAAACTTTCTGGAGTCAGGAAAGGAAGGTCTACAGATTTGTCTTGATAAATATGAGTTTCTTCTAAATGGGCTAAATGTTTTTCTACGCTCATAGAAAGTATTTCCATTTGTCTACCTTCTGCTTCTCGTATTTTGTCATCTTCCAACATTCGTATCAAACCTGTCCAACTACTTTTACCATCTTCGATTCTTTTGATTCTTTGTTCTCTAGTGGCTTTAAGATCTTTGGATATTTTTTGTTGTTCATTTAATAGTTTGGTATATTCGTTTGTATAGCTAGTTATGCTGTTGCGGGCAAATGATAGTTGGGTTTCAAGATTAGAAAGATAAGGAATATCACGATCTTCTTCTGATTTTGCATATTCTTTATCAACCATTACTTGAATACGTTCAGTATCAGCAATATGTCTTTTACGTTCTTTCATACTACGATTAATAAGAATATCTATTGTAATGAACTGCTTGATTTGCATTTCTTCAGCAGGAAGTACGTCTTCTCTGAATTGTTTAATAAGATTGATCCAGATATCTTCAAAATATTGTAGTTCTCCTGTTGTTTCATCAAATTGACGTTGTATCTCAGTCCAAAAGGTCTTTTTGTGTAATTTATGTCTTAAGTAAGTAGTATCTTCATCTAGTTCGTCAGGTACTAATAAATTATTTTGTTCTATGTATCTTTCAATAGGAGGTAGGTGACGATTAAGTTCTTGTGCTATCTCTTCCTTAGACAATTTGTTAAAATGGTCTTTGATGAATTTTTGTTCTACTAAGCTAAGCTGGCCTCTTTTTTTACTCATTGTTAGCTAATATCTCTTTTATATTTTGCAGAAGTAGGTTGTTAAACTTTTTAGGTATCTTTTGTCCATAAAGTAACATAAGGTAATATTTTCTTAAAGATACTTTTACGTGTGGGTCTATTTGTTTTAAAATTTCTTGGTTTTGTATACTAATATCAAAATCTAATGATGGGCTTTTAATATGCTCAGCATGTTCTGTGTGAGAAATTTGCATCAGATTTTTTTTGTTATTATTTTTTACATACCAAGTGTTATATAGTGAGCAATTTGTTTTACAGTTAAATTGTTTACACTGACTAGTGCTAAAAGCGTATTCTTTGTCATAATGTTCGCAAGTATAACAAGGTCTATCGGGTCTTTGATATTTGTCTCGTTTAAAATTAAAAAGACGATTACGAATGTGGGTCCATAGAAAGTTTTCTAATGGTTTAGAGGGGTCATAGTTTTCTAATCCTTGTAAAGCAAATATATATGCTTGTTGTTTCATGTCATCTATGTCATGATAGCCAAATCTAAATTTATGTAATAGCTTGTAGCAAATTCTATCTATGGTTTCAAGAAAGTGTTTCTCAGTCACTTTGTTGAGAATCATTTTTTCTTTGGGTTTCTTTTTCTTCCGTGTCTGTGGTTTCATGCAGTAGTAGCTCCGCTATGCTTTTACCGTCAGGTAAAGTTAGTTCTTCCTGTGAGGGCTGATTTTCTGGGTTTCCAGTTACTGTTAGCGATGATGCTGCAAAAATATGTTTCATAGTATACTCTGTAATAGGATTATAATAGTATTATAGTTAGGTTACACCAATCGTCAAGGTACAATAATTATATGCACATTAGGGGCCATCTTTATAGTTTAGCTATTACTTTTATTTTATACTGAGTCCATTGTGTTTATACCACCCCGCGAAAGATATCCCCCGGAAGGGGGGTACTAGGCAAACGAAAAAACCCCCCATAGGTGTGGTAACCCTTTTGAGGGGTGCTTTGCAACAAAAATTAACTTTCTTATATCGGTATGGCATACCGTTTGAACATAGCATACCATGTGCCATACTAGTACAAAATACTATGCAGTTATGTCAAAATTTCTTGACACAAATTCGCTGTGGATTCTCAAGATTATGCTTGCAATCGCCGATAATGTATGTATACTTAAAATATAACAAGTAACAATAATAGAAAGAAAAAAAATGAGTAACAATAATCAAAATTTCGAAATTCATTACACTTCCGATTGCTGTGGATCATACGTTCACTCGGATGCTGAAATTTGCCCAGCATGTTTAGAACATTGTGAAGTTATCGAAGATCGTATCGACTACGAATCTTCGGAAGCTGTTCACTTTGAATCATCATTGGATTTTTATGGTGCTGCTTAAAGATTCCGCTTGCAATTTGTCGATAATTATTTTAGACTGTTTTTATTGGAGGATCAAAAAATGTTTACTGCTCAAGAATATCAGACCGTGATTGATCGAATAGAAGAAAACAGTAAAGAGATTTATAGCGTGCAAAAAAATGCGTACTGCTATTATCTTCGCCAGTTGTCAAACGATGCACGCGGTGAGGCTGTAGAGGAATTGATTGCTAACCGCTTAAAATCTTGGGGACAGGATGCCCGTCATTTGGGTGGCCTAAGCCCTCACGATATCGAAATCGTAACATCAAAAAAAATAGTACGGGTAGAATGCAAGTCAGGAGTTTTACAGCCTAGTGGTAAATATGCTTTTGAGGGCATCAAGCTAAATTGTTTCGATAGTCTTTACGTAGGATTTGTTCATCCTGTAGAGGGTGTCATAGTCAAGAGTATTAGCAAGCATGATCTAGAGATGTGGATCTTAGAACGTAACATCAAGCCAGTAGACGAAATCAAAGGCTACAAAATCACTGTGCCCTCGACAATGATTCACAAATACCTTACAATGGTATCGTGGGAAAATGACGGACAGATAAACTTCAACATAGGATAGAAAAATGTTTACAGAACAAGAAAAATTAGAAATCACTATTGACGGACTACGTAATGGTGATATATTTATGAATGAGAATAACGTACCAGTAGATGAGTGTGGTGACCCTATATTTGAGGATGATAACAATGAATAATAATAATTGTATTGTGCCAAAAGTGCGACCTAATGTTTGGGAAATAATAAGCGTAGCAACAGGAAAAAGTATAGGCTATGAAGTCGCAGCCATGTCAGAAACAGAGGCGAGAATAAAAGTTAGTCAGGAAATATCTATGCCATTCACGCTAACGCAGGAGCAAACGAATGAAAACTAAATGCAATCCCTTGAAACTAAACGGAACACGATTCAACACACAGGCACACAGAGAGCGAGGTAGATATGTTAAACACTACTATTTTAGTAACGGACTTGGGGCAAGTATCGCTCTGCATGATGGGACTTATGGTGGTCAGCATGGTTATTTTGAACTGGCGATTCTAAAGTATGAACACGGCACAGATCCCTACACTACAAATGAGATCATCTATGATACTCAAATCAATCACGATCTAGGCTGTATAGATGTTATCGGATGGCTTGACTTTCATGAGGTAGCGAGTAAACTACAAGAGATAAGAAACTATAACACAGGAGATTACAATTATGAATGAATTGATGGAAGATAGCTTGTATGATACACTTGACAAGCTACCAACTCGTTTGGTACAACTATATTATGTTAATAGTTGGGAATTAGACGATAAGGACGGAATGAGAGTAGCGGGAAATATACTTTACACTAGGAATTTTTATAATGAGTAATACAGAACAGCTAATGAGAAAATATCCTATTCTATCCGCCGCATGGGATGAATGTAGTATGATATGGAAAGGGATTGAGCAGGATGGTACGATTCATAAGTTTAATAGAAAGGCTATGCGAAAGATTGTAAAGGATGAACAGGCAAAGGTAGATGATAGGCTTATAGGTGGTAATGATCATATGATTAATGCAGTAGGGAAGCCAGGGAGTAATGAAAGACTGCTTGCATTGGCTGTACAATATGCTACACTTACAGAACAAGAACAATCACCCTTTGGAGAATAGAAACATGACACACACAGACGCAATGGAATTAGTATTAGGTAAGAACAATAGAATGCAACGCAAAGTAGCAAACAATACTACAGCAAGAATTTTGCCGAATGGTAGCGTTGCGTTTCAATTACATAGTACAGATGTCGTTGTGATTCACGATGACGATTCTGCTACGCTACGAACGGGTGGGTGGAATACTCCAACAACTAAAGAGAGAATCAATCGATATAGCCCAGTATACGTTCACCAAAAAAAGGGGGAATGGTATCTTAACGACGGAACACCCTTTGAAGATGGAATGGAGGTGAAATAATGCCAGAATGGTTATTAGGTATGATGTATGTAATCATGTTCGCTTGCTTATTCGGTAACTTTGTTTTCAGGGAATATAAATAATATATTGCCCAACAAAATCCCTCTAATGGGTGGTGTTGTACCACCCGAACCCTTCGGGTAAATTATGTAAATAGCCAGCCAAATATAATTATTTTTTTACTAAAGAGAACCACCTGGAAATCCGATAATATATATATAGGAAACAATACTACACGGAGAAAAATGATGTTGACAATCTACACTATATTTGGTATCATGGTAGGGTTCGAAGGATATGA